TGCATTCCCGCAGGCAACGTATGTATACTCTTCGAATCCATTTCGGATATAGGACTGTTTCTGAGCTTCTGTCTGGACTCTGGCAAGCTCCGTGACCATGAGCCGCTCTGCATCCTCCCGGCTTGCACCGAAGCGTTTCTGCAGGTGCACCGCAAGCTCCCGCGGGTTCTTACCCTGGATTAGCCCTGTTTTCAGCAGCTTGTCCAGCTCTGCTTTCAGCATATCCTGATACATCCAAATCCGGTCGGAATAGGTGGCGTTATGGAATGACGCATCGACGATTGCCCGCGCCATTTTCCCGTTTTCCTGCACAGAATTGCCAAGAATGCCCGCCTGCCTGCGAAATTCTTCTATTGTCTGCTGTGTCAGCGTCTGATCAAAGTATTTCTGCAGTTCGTCGAAGCCGGATACCATTTCCAGCCCGATATTGGCTTTCAGCAGCTCCAGGCGATTGATTTTCATGGTCGCATTGTACAACCGCATCTCTTCATTCGCCTGATCAGAAAAATCTTTTTCTTTGACGTATTTTGCGGCTTTCCTTCCATATTCTTCGATGTCAAGCTTGGAAACTCTCCTTTTTGCCTCCGCCAGTGAGATTCCCTCTTTTGTGGCGTACTTTGCATAAAATCCATCGATCTCCTTCTGGATCTGGTCTGCCATATATGCATAGGTCTTCCGGATCTCTTCTGCATAGGCCTGCTCCGCCATCTTATTCTTCTTAGCATGCTCCGTCTCACGCTTCTGCCAGTATTCCTTACTCGTCATCCTGTCCACCGCCGCCAAACATCTGCTCCATCACAAGATCCGCTCTCATCTTATCCTGATCAGCATCGATTTTCTTAATCTCGTCCTGTGCATTATCCACGATAGACAGCACGCCCAGCTGTGTTTCCTGGCTGACAACGCCTTCCAGATTCTTCGCGATCTCTGCCTCTTCCTGCAGGTTTGCCGGGAAGTTCGGCGTAAAGTGTGGATGGATCTTCACCCAGTCATCTTTTTTCATCCCCGAGACCGGATTTGAGAAGATCAGACGGTACCGCCGGTTCATACCGCTGGTAAATTTCCGTTCCTTCGTCTTTTCCAGGTTGCTCATCGCCTGCAGCTTATACTTCATGGCGATACCGGAGCTGGTACCAAAATTCTCATCCGAGATATTGGCTACCATGCTGATATGGAAGATGAGCTTTTCCAGTCGATCAGATGCTCCTGTGTAGTGTCTCCATCTGGCTTCTGAAGAAATTCAACGATCAACCGCTCGGTATCTCCATCAAAGTTAATGATTCTGTCGTCCCGGATATGCGCCACATCATCTTCTTCCAGCTTGGATCCAAGAACTTTCAGATAAGCATCCGCGAAATAGTCAACATCATTGGCCTTCTCGCTGATCGCCTTATTGTATGCGTTGATCATCGTAAGCACCGGTTCGAAGATTCCCATCCGCTCCTTGTTTTCTACGTACTCAGATGCCGGAACGCCATCAAAGCCGTGTATCTTCTCGTCTGCATCCCAGATCAGCTTTCCCTTTATTGTGAACCATCGAACCTTCGTCTCATCTGAAACGCTGCCATGAAGGATCTGATTCGAATCGTAATACAGCCGCACGAAATACCGTTCCCTTTCCAGCACGGAATCATCGTAGATCATGAATGCATCCAGCGGGCTCAGATAGGTGATACCGATATTTCCGTTCTCATCTACGTAATACATTTCATAGCCTTTACCGAAGATACTGCAGATCTTGGACAGTTCGGCATTGTTATCGTCCTGATCATTATACTGATCCAGAAAATCAACATATTTCTCAACCGCTTCGTTTCCATCGTCTACCTGCAGTTTGATCGGATGCCCGATGAAGAAGCCGTTCATCGTATCCACGATGTATTTCGCAAAGTTGACCATGATCCGGTTGTCCGGCTTCCACTTGGGCTTTAACGGCTCATGCAGGAGCGGGTAATCCGTCTCGTAGGCCTCCTGCAGCATGCTGTATCTAAATGCGCACTCTCCGGAATGCCGCATGATAAATTCGTTCAATTTGGCATCTGTCAGCGTCTCTTCCGACGGCAGCCTATACAAATTCGTTTGCACTTCTATATCCCTCCTTTCACCTTTCTGTTCAGCCGTGGTTTCGCCTTGCGTTCTTCCTCAATGGAGTACCGAAGCATCGCCATGGCATCATCAAAAAATGGAACTGGCTCTTCGATATAAGTGTTGGTACGCTCATCCTTCTTCCACTTCCATTGCTGAATTTCTTTTATTGTATTGACGCAGGACGGGTAAATATGGATTCTGTGCTGTTTCAGGTAATCTATCTGGGCATGCACGCTGTTCGGCTCCTTCTGCACGCCTTTTGCGCGGTATCCCGCCTTCTGCCACATCTTGATACGGTCCGGCTCCGCAGAATCGCACCACATGCGCAGGCGCTTGTTGAACTGCCCCTCCGCCAGCCGGATGATCTCGTCCGTGTCCATCTCATACACGTACAGTTCCCGGCATAGATACAGATCACCATCCTTAAAGCCAACCTCACCGATGCAATTGGCGTGATTGAATCCGAAATCCTGTGCATTGACCATGTAATCGAATCGTTCCGGTGAACAGTCAAATTCTTCGACAACATAGTTTTTGAGGATCAGTCCGGCGACCTCGCCCCATTCCCCCAGGCCATACACCCGATACCCCTCTGGATCCACTTCCTTACGCCGCATCATACGTCTTCGGTAGGCATCATCGATAAAGCGGTTCTGCTCGTAGGTTGACTGATGTGTCAGAACATCCGGATCTGACCGGTCAAAGAACACACGCTTAATCCAGTGGTACGCCGATACCGGGTTGAACGTCATCCGGATCTGATAGAACTGTCCATCCGGCAGTTCACCACGGAGACGGTCATCAATGATCTCGAAGTCCGCCTGCGTAATTTCCGTGGCTTCTTCGATCCAGACATCCGTCAGCTTGCCACGTTTGAATGTAATGGATTTCAGTTTTTCACGCTGCTTTTCATCGTTGACGCCTCGGAAAATGATCTGATTGCGGTTGATTTTACACTCCACAATCATGTTGGAGCTGTTAATATGCCAATATTTCTTGTACTGCTCCCCAAACATGCGAAAAATAGCACCTTGCAATTCTGCAAAAGTGCTATCCCTGTTGGTCACGTCCGCCTTTCGAACGCATAGAAGATTTCTTCCCGGATCCTGCATCAGCCGCAGGATATAATTCTGCGCCGTATCAACACTCTTTCCTGATCCAGCAGAGCCTTTCATAACGATATATCTTTTCCGGGAACGGTCAACTTCTTTGAAGCCCGGATTCATCTGGACGTTTATATTCATCCGGAATCGTCCTCCCCGTAGTCAATCGTGATGTTGAGATCCATATCGGTTGCCACATCAACTTTCTCTGTATACAGTCCGTATCGCTTGCCGAGAAGCTCCGCAGCCTTTAAGCGCTCTTTCTCAGACGGTGCCTTTTCGATGGTTCGTGCCTCGGAGCAGCCGTCGCCGGTTCCTTCAACTACAATTTCTGTGGAACTGCTTTTTCCGCGAAGCACGGAAGTCAGATACTCTATTACTTCCTGGGCGTCCGCCGTCTTCTCGTTGTGGATCTCTTCCATCCGATCAGCTATATATTTTTTAACGTTAACATTAGTTAACAATCTGCTTGCCGCCGCTTTAGCTACTTCATCACTTTTCACGCCTTTATACACTGCTTTATATGCCCGAGTGGCGTTCAAATCACTCAAATATTCATCGCAAAACTTTTTCTGTTTTTCCGTCACTCAAGCTCACCTCATTTCTGCACGCAAAAATTCCCCGCATCTCTGCGAGGAATCCTTGTATAAGAGTAACAAATCGGAGAATCTCCATCCACTGGAGAGTTGGAACGGCAGGACTCGAACCTGCGCCCTTGTCGACTCATGCGAATAGCATGCGACTGCTTCTTCCTTCTGAGCTACGTTCCAGTTGGTGCAGGGTACCAATCTGCACCGTGCATCATTCGGGCATTTTCCACGGGCTTATACTGCCCAAGTCAGCGGCTAAGCTGTGACCCCTAGCCGCCGCTCAAAATACATTCACAAGGAGGTAAAGAAAAGATGAAACCCTTCCTTCCGTTCTCTCCATGATACACTATAACATTTTGAAAACGAACATTGCGAACAAAACGAACAAACTTTCATTTTCTCTCAAATTTTTCTACGCCGCCTCCATAAACCTCAGATATTCCATCCGCACGCTGTCTGCGGTTGCCTTTCTTCCGAGTTTTGCCGCCACCTGACTCCAACTGAGCCCCTCGAAGACTCTGTACTTGATGATCCGCTGCATCCTCTGTGGAATGTGGTTCATCCACTGCTCCACTTCCGTTTTCAGTCGCTGGGCGTTCTCCTTGCGCTCTTCCAGGATCTTTTCCTCGTGTCGCAGTCTACTATCCTCCTCATAAGTGAACGCTGTTCCCGCGATCTTGAAGTGCTGCGGATTGTACGGAAAATCCGGATTGCTCCCGGACACGTTCGTCTGCACGATGGTCTGCCGCTTCTTTTTCAGCCGTCTAATGTCCTTTTCCGTCTCTTTGATCAGCTCGCATGCGTCTATGTACTGCTCCAGAACCTTTTTCTCCATTGGTATCACCTCCTCACGCAAATCTCAACTGCTCTTGGCTGTCATCGATGTTAAGGTTTGGCACCCGCACTCCTACTTTTAGATACGGGCAGTTTGCTTCTACCAGTTTCTGCGCCATAATCGGCAGCTACCAACTCCCGGCAGTCAAATATATACCCCAACGCTTTCATCGACCGGATAAATTTCTGATAATCTTCTCCCTTTCTTTCCGGGATCGGATAGCCTTTCGCGTCCAGAGGCCCCCACTGCTGGATTTCCTCCACGTTTTCCATTAGGATCACATCCGGCAGAATCTCCTTGGCGTGCTTATACACCGCCCATGGAAGGATACGCAGACCGCGCTCCCGTGGTTTTCCTCCCTTGGCCTTGCTGTGGCTCGTACAGTCCGGGCTTGCCCACATCAATGCCACATGCTGATCTTTGACGTATTTCCGCAGGTTGACCTTGAAAATATCCTCGGTCAGATGCAGTGTGTTCGGGTGGTTGGTTTTGTGCATCAGGATGGCGTCCGGGTCGTGGTTGATCGCTATATCTACAGGCCGCCCCAGTGCCATCTCAATGCCAACGGAGGCACCGCCTCCGCCAGCAAAGCAATCAATAATCAGATCCTTCTGGTTCATAATATTTTACTCCATCTTATCTTTTTTTCCGCCGGTAACTTACCAGGTTTTTTCCGCGAACCAGTCCATGCTTCTCCGCCCGCGATTCCTTCGGATGTTCTGATCGGTTCAGCAGCCACGCTGCTGCTCCGATTACCAGCGCACAAAATACTACTATACATTTGGTAGCAGTGTTAAATCCTCTCTCTGTACTCTTGTGATGTATGAATATTGTCCGCAATGTGGGCATTTCTCCGTTTTAATTGTCAGCCCTTTTCCGCGCACAACCTCCGTGATTGTAACTGTCGCCCCTTTCCCTATCGCTACGCCTGCCACATTTCTTATATCGCGTTCCAGCGTTGCTTTTCTTCCTTTCAGCATTTCTCCAGTAAATTTTCTCGGTATCATTTTTCTTTGTCCGTCCTTTCATGTTTTTTCTTCCATGCTTCCAAGTATTCCATCTGCTCCTGATCTTCCCTCGGATCCTTCGGCCGCTCTGGCCGGTTCAGCAGCAACGCCGCCGCACCAACGACTACTCCACAGAACACGATAATTCCAATCACTGCCATTTCTCACCCTCCTGCACTCTGGTTTTCAAGTAACATCTGCTCAAGCGATCCCATATCATATTGCCGCTGGTGGAAATTATTGAACTTATTTCCTGTGATCGGCTTCGCACTTTCCGCCTGACGTGGTTTGTTATCATAGTTTCCATCGATTACCTTCGCAAAATTGGCATCTTTCATCAGCCAATCAAAGTTTGCTGACCAGTTCCGGTTATTGGCACCCTTTAAGAAAGCGGATCCCTCTGCCTTTTCAAACATCTTTCGAAAATCTTCTAGGCTGTAAACTTTCAATCTGGCTCTGATTGCCTTCTTCCTGGCTTCGGATAATGTTTTTACAGATGGATAAGAAATGCAGATGGACCGGTAAAGGTCCACAACCTGCTCACAGGTTGCTTTCTCTTTATTCTTATCTTTATCTTCTTCTTTATCTTTCTCTTTATCTAGGCTGTTAACGTTGGATTCATGTAAATATTTATGTAAATGTTTACGTGAATCTTCACATGAACTTTCCTCTGTATTTTCTTCCTGCTCACCAGTCAGCAGAAGCTTCTGTTTTCTGCGGTAGTCCCGCTGGTATTCTCTCTGGTACTTCTTCCGGGCCTCCAGCTGCTCCAGATTCTGATGCTTTCCCCAGTTCGGGATGGTAATCACACCGTCCAGAATCTCAATCATGCCAAACTGCTCGAAGGTCTTAAGTGCCAGTTGTACCGTAGATTCCTTCCGCCGGAAGATGGTTGCCAGCATCTTGTCCGTGTAGGCGATTTTATCACTCAGCAGGAACACACCGCTGTTATTCATCTTCCCGGCAAGGCACAGGAGCTTAAACCAGATCACAATAATCGAGTCCGCCTCCGGCAGGCTCTCAATCAACAGAATCTTCTCATCGTCGAAGATATCTGTCGTGATCTTAATCCATTTGATATCCGCCATGTTACTCTCCTCCCTAAATCTCCCTGATTCGTATTCCATACACGGAAAGCATCAGCTTCCGTTTGATGATATAATCTTTCGTCCGGAATCCCTTGGTGTCTTCTACGATCGTAAGGGTATCCCCGTCCGGCAGAATCGTCTTGTATACAAAATCCGCTATGTAGGCACATTCCCGCTCGACGCATCTTCCACGCCCCTTTCTGGTTGTGCTTTCCGGATGCTCATACTGCGCCGGGATCAGCACATATTTGACCTGCCGCCGGATATCCTTTATTTCTCCTGCTTTTTCGAGGAGCAGAAGCTCCTGGTACCGCGCCGCCTCCCGCTTCGAGTCGAACACGATGCCATTCACTTCCACTTTTCGGCTGCCGTATTTATTTCCGGCATATCTTTTCCACGCCATTTCGCACCTTCTCTCTAGTTGAATGGAAGTTCTTCGTCGATGCCATCCGGGAGGCTCATAAAGCCATCTGGGTCTGTCGCCTGCGGTGCCGATCCTTCGATGTTTCCACTTGCACCCTTACTCTCTGCAAACTCCTGTTCCTCAACCACTACATCCGTTGTATAGACCTTCTGACCTTCCCGATTGGTATAGCTGCCGGTCTGAATCCGGCCGGTAATTGCGATCTTCGTACCCTGGCGCAGGTATTTCTCTGCAAATTCTGCCGCTTTTCCGAATGCAACACAGCTGATGAAGTCTGCAGTCTGCTCCCCTTCCCTCTTAAATCTCCGATCAACTGCCAGACGATACCGTGCAACGGCGGTCTGGTTCTGATTCTGTGAATATCTCACTTCCGGGTCTGCACACAGACGGCCCATCAGAATTACTTTGTTCATACTATGTATCTATCCTTTCTATCTGCCCCGCGCAGTCATTTTCCGGCTGCACGGGTACCTTTTTTCTTAAGATGCTATTCCGTGGCGTTTAAAGCGCCTGTTACATACCTGGCACCGCGCCAGGATAATCCGTGATATCCATCTGCCCCGGAAGGTTTTCTTCCTGCGGCGGTGCATTTCTCGGAGCACTCTGCCGGTTCGGTGTTTTCTGCAGGCGGCGCATGGCTTTGTTGTACTGCTCCACGCTCAGATCACTGATTTTTCCGACCTTGAATGTATTGTTGATCTGCACCTCCTGCACGCCGGTTCTTGCCAACTCTCCTTGCAGTCTCCGCAGCATCTCACCGTTGATTCTGCTGGTTCGCATATCAGCCGCTGGTGTATTCTCTGTCTGCTGGGTCTGCGGCGGGTTTCCGGCTGTCTGCAGACCATTTACCGACTCCGCATCCGGATCCGCCATATCAGATGTTGGGATGCAGAACACTTGGAAGCACGCATATTTGTACGCAATCGCCATTGCTTTGTTGGTCGCCTTGTCTCCCATATCCAGTGCTTCTCCCACGAGTGTAGACTCAATGGAAGATCCGTCCTCTGCATAGAACGTAAACTTGATTGTGCAGGTAACATGATGCATCAGCGTTCCTTTTGCCGTCTGCAGTTTCTCTACCTCCCGTTCCAGAATATCCGGCACGATGACCACCTTATTTTTCGCCAGCGCCGGATGCAGGGCATTATACACATCATCGATGCTGCGGAACTTAAATCCCTGCTGTTTATTCATCTTATCTTTTCCAACCGCGCCAACATCCGCAATCACACCGGCAATCGAGCGATAGATCATCGGATATTCCTTTTTCTCTGTTTCTGCCATTATGCCTGTCTCCTTTCGAAATAGATGCCGAGGCTGTTCAATGCCATTTCCGCCTGCTCCAGTTCATCCGGTGTAGCAATAATCTTATACCACATCGTAACTGTCTGCGGCTGTGGGAACGGAAGATCATCGCCGTCCTCTGCATCATCGAGGGAAAACGGTACTTCCGGCTCTGGTGTTTCCATTGCCGCAGCTTTCAACGCTTCTTCCGCCTTTTTCCGTTCTTCCTCTCTGGCCTTGGCGATTTCTTCGAGTTTCCGGCGCTCTTCCTCACGCGCTCTCTCGATCTCAGCCTGTCGGCGCTGCTCCTCTTCCTGCTGATAGCGGATGCGTTCTGCTTCCAATGCACGTTTTTTGTTGTCCTCGTATGTATTGACTTTTGTCAGCGCCGCCGCAAGATCACGACCCTTTTTGTAGAGCAGCAGCGCATCGTCCATAACATCCGACTGCGTATTGCAGATGATTGCCACCTCAGAAGCAACCTTTTCAATCATTGCCAGAAGCTCTTTTTCGATCTGCTTCATGCTGGTGGTTGCATTGTCCCACTGTTTTACGTAGATCTCTTTGAGCGGCAGGTACTCCGCCCAATCACCGGCGCATTCTGCATACAGCGTTTCAACCTCTTTATGGCGCTTGCGGATGCGTTCTGCTTCCATCTCTTTCAGCTGACCATCGATCAGGCAGATCGGCTCGTCGATGATTTCCAGCAGCTCTTTCACCTTCTCCTCGAAGTCATTGTACGGTACCAGGCACTGCGCCTTGACCTCTTTCCGGCGCTTCTCAATCTCGTCTCTGGTCTTTCGGAGAGACGCAAGCTCCGCCTTGGCGACGCTCTTGGACTCCTCCGTAAACACCGCGCCCTGGTACTCCGCCATCTTTGCAGACAACTGTGCTTTCACATCCTCAAAGTTACACCGGATCACCGCCGGTTCCTGACTGATCTTAATCTGCAGTTCCTTCATTCTCTTTCTCCTCCTATTTCTTCCATGGCTCTCCCATGATTCCGAGCAATACGCACAGCGTGTTTACAGCAACATCTCCTTCGCGGATCACCATATCGCGGATGATTTCCACGGTTCGCTGGTCCTTTGCTTTCTCCTCATAGTCATCCAACGGCACCAGGATCTTATCTTCATTCACCTTTCTTTTCTCCTTCTTTTTTGTTTTCTTCTACCCGCTGCAATCCCAAGATTGCCGCGATTGTATCAGCGTCTGGAACGTTTTCAGCTTCCATGTAACGGCGTACCGCTTCGATGTAGCAGGTTGCCGCATCTGCCGCGCTTTTCTCTGTGCTTACGTCAATACCAGCATATTCATACTTTTTCATTCTTCTGCCTCCTTGTCTTTGTTAAAGTAATTCCATACGGTCCCCGCACTGCAGCCCATTTCGTCTGCAATCTTCTCATAGGACCATCCGGCCTCCCGAAGCGCCCTCATCTTGCCGGTATCCAGTTTCCTCTTACGGCCCTGTCCTGCAGGGCTCTTCGGGGGGGCGTTGGTTTTACCTCTTCTTTCGTTTCCGGCTCTTTCCGTGGCTGCTTCATGACCGCAAACACAGCCCCGGCTTCTGCAGCAGCACGGACTTCCTGCATAGTCATCCCGCTGATGGCCATCGGCTGCATGACGTAAATATCATCATGCATGCCATGCATCGTCAGATCCACGGCTTCCGTATATTCAACAATCTGCATCATTCTCCTCCTTCTTTCACCGATCCGCTCCGGATCCATGTAGCGAACACACGATTCCGGCGCTCTTCTTCCCGCTCTTCCTGCTCCTTGCGGCACTCTTCGACGTAATCGCCGATCTTCTTTGCCGCGAGCGCCAGAAGGAACATTACAGCTCCTAGGGCGGCGCGGCCCCACAGATCCGAATCCACGCCGCCGATGTAGATCCATGTACCAACCGCGCCGATCGCCAGCGCCGTTTTATCTGATCTCTTCATTTCTGCGTCCTTTCATACCCCATCGACTCCACCGCGGCTTCCATCCGCTGGCGGACAATCTCTTTTACTTTCTCTTCTCCAAGTTCCTCTGCCGTATACTGCTGTCCTCCGATCGTGATCCGAGTAACAACCATGATTTCTTTCATAAGGCATCACCTCTTCCTTATCTCCTTATCGTATGCAACCCGGCTCCGTAATGATTTTCTATTGATTCATAACCATTTTTGAGCTATTATGTAGTTGCAAATTGTTTTTTGTATTCGTCCCATGGGAACTGGTCCTTCCTGTGGGACTTTTTTCATTGACTTTTTACTGTTCCACTCCTATTCTGGTTATACAGGGCACTGCCATGCCCGAGTTTTTTGAAAGGAGATCATCGTGAATAGCTCTGTTATTGTTTCTGTAATCACTGTAATTGGGTCGTTTACCCTTGTTTATCTAAACTCGATAAAAGACTCATCCGACAGAAAATACAACGTCAGAAAAGAACAGCTTTTAAAATTTTATGTCCCGTTTTATCAGAGATATCGCATGGGATTCTTCCCTCAAAATCAGTTGAGCACTATGTCTATTGAAGTACGTTCCACATTTTTGGATATAATGACTCAAAACATCCATCTCATGGAACCACTATCTCAGGCAATGTATTCTGATTTCTATTTAGCATTCCTAAACTTGGCGGAAGCTGAAAATGGCAATCCAGAATATCCATATGAAGAATGTGCTCAAAAAATGGACGAGATTTTTGAGGACCTGTCAAAAACAATCTTCATCGAGTACAGACAAATATTAAAGAAATGCCATCTGCCAGTGCCTTTAAAATAAGGCCTGTACGTTTCTTTTCTCTTGAATAGCACAATGCGGAAAGTGCATTCATTCCAAGTACAGTAATTACTACTGCTATGTCGAACATCAGCATCACCTAAAGCTTGCATCTCCAAAATCCAAACGGATAAGTCGTGCTGTTTCTCCGGAAGAGATCTGCATATTTTTTTTCCAGCTCTCTTCTGGAGAAATCAAACTGCATATCAATCCCAGTTCTCAGCTTTACCCACTGCGGATACGTGATCCCGTCCAGAGCTTCGATGTACTCACTCAATTTTTTTTGGCTCATACTGCCTCCTTATTCTTCAAATACTTATTCAGGAAATACTGCTGGCCTTTTCCGGTTACCTTTGTGGTTTTAGTCATCCGCACGCTGCCGTCCGGATTGGAAATCACGGTTTCTTTGATCTGGAACAGGCCGTCTGCTACATATCGCTGCGTCGGCATGTTCCGACTGGATCCAGTCTTCATAAGGTAACCTTCGTTTCGGAGCTGTTCAAACAGTCTTTTCTGTCCGGTATCTACGCCATTCTGACGCAGGAGCTTCGCAAGGTCGCCGATCAGGATGGAGCTGGTGCTTGCGCTCACCGCGTCCGCGAAGATTTCCTTCGGCTTCATGCGCTCGTTCTCATCAATCAGTTTCTTGTTATCTTCTTTCAGAGTGTCGATGGTTCTGTCTGCGAGCTTCAGCGCCCTTGCCATCACCTGCTCCGGAGTGTTCCAGGCTTTCTCCAGATCGATGAAGTACTGACGCATGATTTTTCCTTTTTCGGTTTTTGTCATCATGGAAATGTGTTTCGCCATATCCGTTGACAATAAAAAATCATCCAGAACTCTTTTTGCACCATTGTTTACAACCGTAGGTTTGCCTACGCTTTGATAATCCGTGCCTTTTTCAAAAACATCCACATACCTTGAAAACCACAAGCTGAATCTCTCTCTAATTTCCAGTGCTTCATGTAAATCTCTTGCTGATACGGTCGGCTGTTCTGCCTCGTAGTTAATTTTTAACAACTCGTTCATCTAATTCCTTCTTTCTATCTTTATTTTTGATTTTGTGTTATACTTCTTTCAAAATATTTTGAAAAGGAGAATTGCCATGAATAGTGATGTAACCATTATCCAATCTCGCTTTCACTACACCGAAAAAGCATATGTGCCAAACACTTCGAACATCGTAGTTATCATTGACGAGCTGATCAAATTGATGGAACCGTATTTTCACAAACAAGCCCCTACATTCCGACTTATAAATGATATTCGCTTTGAACACCCAGAAACCGCTTCTACTTACGATAAAATTCATATCTGCTGTATGGACACTTCTTGGTCTCAAATAGCCTATCAATTTTCCCATGAATTCTGTCACCTTTTAATTGGAAATCCAGTTCCACAAAAGATGCGATGGTTTGAAGAAAGCATTTGCGAACTTTCCTCTTTGTTTTTCATGGAACAGCTGGCCATTGTTTGGGCGAAAAGTGGAATCCTCGGTCATCCCGAATACGCGGGATCTTTTATCTCCTACTGCGATAATCGCATGAATTCCGTATCTAACCTTCAAAATCTTTTGGATGTCTCCGATCCATCTTCTAATATTTGGGTTCATGCTGTTTCCGAATGCTATGACAGAAATTTCAATTTGCAAATTGCCAAATTACTTCTACCAATTTTTCGCAAATACCCTGCATTATGGGAAACTGTTCCCCTTTTAAGCAGGTTACCAGAAGATGAACGCTCACTTACTCGGTATTTAAGTTATTGGAGCATCCTTTCTGGAGAATCATTCCGGCAGCCTTTTGTAGAACTCGCTGAAACTCTTCATTGTTCCATATAAGACCAATTTACCCACTGATTCTCACGCCATAACCAAAACTCAGCCGCGCCACCGTTGTAATAGATATAAACTTTATATCCTGTTACCTCTGGTGGCTCTGGTTTCCCGCCAAGCAAGATCTCTTCTCTTTTCGCCATGAACTGATGCATAGCAAAAGAAATTGTTTTTTCAAGCTGTGCATAGTCAACGCCCATAGCTCCCGGTGCTCCCTTAGGGCATCCGTAATTCTTGAACGTGTTCATGTAACTCACCTTCTTTCTTTTTTCTGTCATCCTGTTTCTGGCTTACCATGGCTTCTCCCATTCCCAGAAGATAGCCCTTGTCAAATTCAGACATTTTAGGAATTGCCGTTGCGATGGTTTCCAGAATCTAAAAATTTGTTTACGAAATAAGTCTGTCCTCTCCCCGTCACTTTGGTCGTGCGGTTGATCCTTACAGATCCGTCCGGGTTGTTGACCGTAGACTCTTTTACCTCAAAAAGCTTCATGTTCATGGCTTTCTGGGTCGGCATGTTCCAATCAGATCCCTTTCTTTTGATCAGATAGCCTTTTTCTCTCATCCAATCAAAGAGACGTTTCTGACCGGTTTCAACGCCGTTCTGTTTTAATAGCTTCGCCAGGTCACCGATCAGAATCGACGTGTGGCTTGTTTCTACCGCGTTGGCAAAAATCACCTTCGGTTTCATTCGTTCGATTGCCTTGCTCTGCTCATCAATCGTCTTCTGTGCTTCCAGCACTGCCAGCGCAAGCAGTTCCTTTCCCTGTAGAGCTGGCACCTGGTAGCCGCCGGTTCTGCGGATAGCCGGAAGCACCTCTGATGTTACCCAGTGTTTGAAGCGCTGCGCACTTTTTAATCTGCTTCCAAAAACCAACGCATAAAGCCCTGACTCATTAATTACCGTCATTTTTTGCTTTCCACCAAGGGTGTCGATACTTTCTACTCCCTTATCTTCATCGAAAACATGCGTTGAAATTGCATCCCTTGGATTTGTAAATCCTAATGCCGCTGCAACATCTTTTCCAACGAACCACGGATCTCCATTAATAGTTACCGTTCGGACATCGCCGAATTCTTCTGAATTGAAAACTTTTAACTCGTTCATTGCTTCTCCTTCCTATGTCTCCAATTTTTTATCAGGTGATTTTTTCTGATTCATGTCCTTCATGATGCTCATTCCTTCAGCAATTCCAAGGAATCGGTTCTTTTCGGCTTCCGTCATTCCTGAAACAGCCTTGGAAATCTCTTCCATTGTTTTTTTCTCTTTTTCCGACATGTTTTTCCCTCCTTTCTTGTTCCTTACAAGAACATTATAGTTCCTTAGACGAACTTTGTCAAACACTTTTTGTTCTTTTAAAGAACTTTTTTCGTTGACTTTTTCATTATCACGTGCTATTCTGTTCTTATCAGAAAAAAGGAGGTGCAGTTATGACACAGGGAGAGCGAGTAAAAGAAATTCGAAAAGCTCTTGGTCTCACCCTTGAGAAATTTGGCAATGAAATAGGATTAAAAAAGAACTCTGTTAGTCAGATTGAAAATGGCGTAAACGAGCTCACCGAAGCAAATCTAATGGCTATATGCCGTGCAGACTGGCATGGAAATTTAGTCAATGAAAATTGGCTTCGTACAGGAGACGGCAAAATGTTTCTTTCTCCAACAAGAGAAGATGAAATCGCAAAAATGACTTCTAATCTCTTTAAGGAAGAAGAATCGTCCTTCAAATCCCGTTTAATTCTTGCATTATCCAGATTAGATGAAGATGAATGGGCTGTTTTAGAGAAAATTGCTAAAGAATTGGAAAACGGATTAAAGAAAAAGGACTAGGTCAAACCTAGTCCAATAGATTACAGATGATTTTGTAGATAAACGCGAGTGTTTTTTCATCGTTTATCTTCTGAAGCATTTTGATAATCTTTCCTTTGTAGTCCATATGTACGCCCTCCGATCTAGTCTTATTATATACGAACGTTTGTTCGATTTCAATATCTTTTCTCGAACAATTTGTTCTCTATATTAATATTACGGATCAAAAGGGTGAAAATTAGTAAATTTTGGAAATCGTCCGAAATCTCGGACACTTTTTAAAAATCACTTATAAGGGCTGTCATATAAATCGTGCATCCGCACTTGCAAGCCCTTGGCGATCTGCTCCAATGTATCCAATCGCGGTATGCTTCCCTTGCACAGATCATTGAGCGTGGACTTCGGGATTCCGGTCAGAATTGACACCTGCCGGAGTGAGAGGTTTTTCTTATAGATGACTTCTGCAATTAATATCTTCATGCGGACAGTATCTGCAAAATCTGAAAAGATATTCTAAAAAGTGTAATTTTTTTAATTCTCAAACGTACTTATATGGGATGTTTTACCTAATATATGTTGAGGGGTGGTGCCTATGATTTTCCCGTAGCAATACAAATATAAAATATAATATAAAGCAAACGAGGAAAAGCATATGAAGTTTTTTATGTTTCTAATCATCATAACAATTATTCTCTGTATTCTTAACGAAATATGGCCGTATCTTTTAGGCATAGCTGCCTTTATCCTCGGAACATATCTTCTTTGGAAACTTTATGAACATTGTTATTTTAACAGTCAGAATTTTAAAGCTATCAAACAGCGAATCGCTACATACGCCAAAAGCTGCAATGAATTGAACGAGCATATTGAGAGTCTCAAAGACACAACTTTGATCTCAAATAAAGTAGACTATGGCGATGCTACTTACCATGATTCCAGCAAGTGGAATTATCAAAGAAAATACTTGAAAGACCAGAAATATGAGCCAAATGTTCATCAATGTTCTCGTTCTGTCTGTGACAACGCCCGGAAGAAACCTTTCGAGTATGTTTGTAAGTATTTTGGAATAAAGGCAAACGAAGAAACGCTGTCCAATTTCGAAACAATTTTAAATAATTTCGAGGCTGCCGAAGAAGGTAAACAGAATCTTAAAGCGGAAAAAGATAGTATCTTTAAAAGCATCGAAACAGAAATTCCTTTTCTTATTCGCACCATAGGAAAAAGAAAATTGGAAAAGAATCTCGGATTCAAACCGATAGATATGAGTACTGCATATTTCCCGAAATATATTTTTGAATATGTTAGTTCGGGTGGTAATGCTTCTACTCAGTGTGAAGTGGTAATGAATATTGAAAATCTAAATAAATTCATCCAGTTCTTATCTGAAAAGATAAAATTCAGCAAAAGTGTGGCCGGACAACGTGCTCTCATGACAAGTAAACTTCGTCAGCACATTAAAGAACGTGATAAATTTACTTGCAGACAATGCGGTATTTCTATTGCGCAGGAACCTCATTTATTACTTGAAATTGATCACATTATTCCTGTCTCTAAAGGTGGATTGACCGTTGAAGATAACCTTCAAACATTATGTTGGCGTTGCAATCGCAGCAAAGGATCTAAAGTAGCACCAGAATCCTAAATGCGATAAAATATAAAAAAGGAGAATGTCTATGAAAAAGAAAATGGTATCTCTCGTATTGACCGCCGTGCTGTCTGCCTCTGCATTGACCGCCTGCGGATCATCAACCGCTTCCAGCTCCTCGAGTTCCTCAAGCTCTTCGTCTACTGCTTTCAGCAGCATCAGTGAGACTGAAACTCCAACACCTACGGAAGAGGCTACCCCGACTCCGACCGAAGAAGCCGCAAGTACACAGTCCGAATCCGAAGACTCCAGCGTTCCGTGGGACTATACATCGGCTCTTAATTCAGCTGAAAGCTACAGTGAAATAATGCACATGTCAAAAGCCGGAATCTACGATCAGTTGACCTCCGAGTATGGAGACCAGTTCTCTGCCGAGGCTGCCCAGTATGCAGTTGACAATATGACCGCCGACTGGAATGCAAATGCCCTTGCAACAGCAGAAAACTACAATGAAACGATGCATATGTCGAAAGCCGGACTCTATGATCAGCTTACTTCTGAAAATGGCGAAAAATTTACCGCTGAAGAGGCGCAGTACGCTGTCGACAATATAAATGCCGATTGGAACGAAAACGCGCTCGAGACCGCAAAAGACTACCGCGATAATATGGATATGTCGCCAGAAGCGATCCGCGATCAGCTTACTTCTGAATACGGTGAACAGTTTACCGCCGAGGAAGCCGATTACGCTATACAGAATTTAAACTAAAATAAAAAACCGCCCCGGTGCGCCAACACCAGGACGGCTCAGTAACATTCCGAAGAATGATACCAGTTCGCAAAACATATTGTATCATCTTCGGAAGCGCCAATCAATCAGAACGTTTGTTTTGGTGTTTTTCTTATACCCAAAATTAAAGAAGGTGATATTATGTCAGCACTTAAAAACGGTGCTCTCTACATCCGCGTCAGCACCGCGGATCAGACAGAACTCTCTCCGGATGCCCAGCAGCGCCTACTCCTGGACTACGCGAAGAAGAACGGGATTGTCATCGCAAAAGAGTTCATCTTCGAGGAATCCGTCTCCGGCCGGCATGCGGACCGGCGGCCGAAGTTTCAGGAGATGATCGCGCTTGCCAAACAGGAGTCCCACCCGATCGACGTGATCCTGGTCTGGAAATACAGCCGGTTTGCCCGTAATCAGGAAGAATCCATCGTCTACAAATCACTGCTGAAAAAGAGCAATGTAGATGTGATCAGTATCTCAGAGCCACTGATCGACGGTCCGTTCGGTACGCTGATCGAGCGTATTATCGAATGGATGGACGAATACTATTCTATCCGTCTCTCTGGCGAGGTTCTGCGCGGCATGAAGGAAAAGGCTCTGCAGCACGGCTACCAGACAACGCCATGTCTTGGATACCAGGCGGCAGGCGGCGGCAAACCGTTTGTGATCGATGAAGCGGAATACCAGATTGTCAAATACATCATGGACCAATATGATCTTGAGCATCTGGATCCGACGGCGATCGCCCGCAAATGCAATGATCTTGGATACCGCACCAGACGCGGAAACCGGATGGAACGCCGCTCCATCGAGCGTGTGCTGCGCAATCCGTTCTATGCCGGTACTGTGATCTGGAATGGCATTTCCTTCGACGGTACCCACGAGACGCGGCTGGATCCGGCACGCTATCAGGAGCGTATCAAGCGCATGGATGCCCGCAGACGCTCTCCTAAGAGCCGCAACCCATCAACCTGCCGCCACTGGCTCTCCGGTCTCTTAAAGTGTCCAATTTGCGGCGCTACGATGACGGTAACAGCCGGAAACACATCTTGTCCATACTTTCAATGCTGGAAATACGCAAAAGGTTTCCATAAAGGCTCCAATTCAATCACCGTTGCCAAGGCAGAGCGGACCGTCTACCGCTACTTCGATGATATCCTCGCCGGTGCGGATTTCTCCTTCACTGTCCGCGACCGGAAGCAGGAACAGGAAGACGATGAGACCATCCAGCGGCTGCAGCATGCCCTGGACCATCTGGCTGTCCGCGAAGCCCGCGTGAAGATGGCTTATGAAAATGGGATTGATACGCTGGAGGAATACGGTGCCAACAAAAAAAGGCTCGCCGAAGAACGACAGAGCCTGCAGAAAGAACTGGACCGCGTGCTTACGCCCGCCGCCCCGCCGGAAACAATCTCAAAAGAAGATTTCCGGAAAGAGATAAAAAACATCAATGATATTCTGAAAAATCCTGAGGAACCAGCCGAGAAAAAAGGACTTCTGCTCCGCTCCATCGTGGATCGTATCGTCTATGAAAAAGCTTCCGGGACCATGTATTTCGACTTTTTCGTTTCCTGA